CGCCCCACAGTGACGGGTCAGCCGCGAAGGTTCTGTCGAAGTCGATGGAGATGGTCATGGCCCTCGCTTCTTTCAGCGATCTGGTGGGGGCCGGGGCTGTCGGTGGCACGGGCGGCGTGGCTGGCGCAGCCGGTGCCGCGACGTTCACGCCGTCCAGAATCGCCGTAATCTGTGCGGCGTTTACGCTCGGGAACGACGCAGCGATGAGTGCCGCCGCCCCGTCCTTGGTGATGAGGCCAGCCGGAATCTGCGACAGGATCGCGATGAGTCCGTTGATCTGTGCCCCGTTGAGCGACACGTCGGCAACCTGCGGCTCCTCGGGCTGTGCCGGATCGCCCTGCGGCTCGCCGGATGCGGCAGCCAAGCCGCCCTCCACGCCTTGCCCGTCGATGCCACTGCCGGGTTGCTGCTGTGCCAGCACGTCGGCTTCGGAAGCCTGCTCGCCGAGCGTGCCCATGTTGAGCGGCCGGTAGCGAATGTCTCCGCCTTCCACCGGGTCCATGTTCTCGCTGGCTCGTATGTCGTTGGTGGACACGACGCCGATGTCCCACATCGCCCGGTTGTAGGCAGCGCGGCTCGCGGAGTCGCCGCGAAGCAGGCCACGCACGTCAAACTCAATGAGGTAGCGATCATCGCCACCGAGCAGGTCACGCATCATCGCCGTCTCAATGCGGCGCAGCAGCGGGATGATGCCGTGCGTCACGAACTCAATCTCGGCCTGCGGCGTGCCCGGCTCCAGACCGAGCAGATAACCCGGAACGCGGAACAGGCGGGCGATCTCCCTCAACTGGTACAGCCGCAGTTCAAGGAACTGTGCCTCGGTGTTGGTGGTCTGCGGAACCTCGTACGGTTTCAGTCCGCCAGTGAGGACGGCTGTGTTGTGCGCGTTGCCGACGCCGCCGTGCCTGCGATCCCACTGCGACCTCAGTGCCTCGCGAGCCTCGGCGTTGAGTTGGCCTTCGGTGGACAGAACAAAGCCGGGGCGTGCCCCGGCTGAAAAGAATCGCTCGCCGTGCAGTTCGCAGGCGCGAGCCAATGCGATTGCAGCCTTGCACTCCTCCACGATCTTGATGCCGTTCACGCCGTCATCGGACGGGCCGCGAATGTGCAGGATCAAGTCCTGTGCGATTGGCCGCTCTTGCCCGGTGGCTTCGCGGTACTTGTACCGAAGGCTGCCGTTCTCCAGCCGCTCGTTCTTCATGCGGCTCGGGTGCAGTGGTTCGATCTTCCCGGCCTTGAGTTCGGAGAAGGCATCGCCCCACAGGTCAACGTGCATGACCAACTGCTCGCGCCACTCAAATGACGTCTGCCAGTTGTTGGGCTGCGTGTGCAGTTGCCGATACAGGGGGAGTTCCCGTGCGATCCGCTTGCCGCCACCCGGCGTTCGCTCGTACACGTGGAGCGGTAGGCTGGCGACCGTCTCGGCACGGATGCGAGTGCAGGCGAACACGGCGGATACGGTGTGCGCGTTTTCAGAGTTGATCCGCACGCCAGCACCGGGGCGGCTGGACGAGTCATCGTCCCACATCCGCTCCTCACCGGGGAGCCACAGGATGCGGTGCTGTTGGTTCGCGGCGATCATATGAAGAAGATTTCTGGCGTGTCAGCAGGTTTCTGCTCGTTGCCCATCCAGCATCCGATTGCTTGGCACAAGGCTACGATGCCGTCGATGCGTTCCGTGGATTTGGCTTTGCTCGGGAAAATGTTGCCGTAGCGATCCTCGTGGACGGAGGCGTTCCCGGCGCACCAACCCAGCACGGGATGTCCCGCGTGGCGAATCTTGGAGTTGGCGAGCAGGTTCTCCAGTGCCTTGGCAGGCGCACTCATGGCGCGCCCGCCCTGCGGATATCCTCTCACCTCCACCCCGTCCCCTTGCAGCATATTGGCGATCATCTGGCCGTTGAACTTGAGGTCGACGGCCAGTTGCCGAACGCCGTACTTGGTGCAGATTTCGACCAGATCGCGATGCAAGACGGTGTAGTCGGTGACATTCCCGTCCGTGACCTTGATGAACCCGTCCCGAATCCAATCGAGGTACGGCACCTTGTCCCGCTGGCTTCGCTCGGCGGCGTTCGCCTCGGGAATCCAGAAGAACGGCAGCACATCTAGGCTTCCGTCCTCGGGGTCTGGACAGATGAGGACGAGGGCCGTCAGGTCGTAGGTGGTGGCGAGGTCAAGCCCGGCGTAGACGGGCCGGTCGTTGAAGTCGTGCAGCGGCAGCGACCCCTGCTGCCAAATCTCCGGGGACAGCCAGCGAACATCGGATGTGGTCCACGTGTTGAGCCGGTATCTCAGGAAAGAGTTGAGTTTTGTCGGCGACTGCTCTGCCTCCTTGGCATCGGCAGCGAAGTCATCCGGCTTGATCGTCACGCCCCATGACGGATTGGCCTGCGGCCACACGTCGGGGTCTTTCCAATCAGCCCCCTCCTCCATCTCGTAGATGCAGGGGAAGAACGTCGGGTCGTGCTTCCAGTTTGCGGCCACGGAGCGGGCGTACTGGTACTGCTCGTAGCAGATGCCCTTTCGGTCGTAGCCAGCCGTGGTAATCGAACAGAGCAGCGGCTGCTCTCTCGCGGCACCGCCGTAGCGAAGTGCATCCCATAGACGGCGATCCTTTTGGGCATGGAGTTCATCGAACAGGAGGCCATGGATGTTCAAGCCTTCCGCACGGAACGCATCGGCAGACAGCACGCGGTAGAACGATGCCTCCTTGCGGTAGGCGATGGTTCGCCGAGAGTCAATCACCTCCAGCACGCGGGAGAGTTGCGGCGAGGCTCGCACCATGCTGGCCGCTTCCCTGTAGACCACAGAAGCCTGCTCACGATCCGCAGCCGCACCGTAGACCTCTGCCCCGTTCTCGCCATCCATGACGAGCAGGTAGAGCCCTATGCCAGCGAGCAGCGTGGACTTGCCAGACTTCTTCGCCGTCGAGATGTACGCGACTCGGTAGCGTCGTGTATCATCTTCCACGCGGAGCCAGCCGAACAACTCGGCCAGCATCTCCTGCTGCCACGGCAGTAGGTCAAACGGCTTGCCAGCGAACTTCCCCTTGCTGTGACGCAGCCAGCCGCCGAAGAACTCCAGCGCGTGTTCCGCACGCTTCGTGTTGAAGTACCAATCAAGCCCCTGCTCCACCGCTTCGCTTTTTGACAAAGGCTGCAACTGGATCTTCTTCAACGCTGTCATGGATCGTCACCTGTGATCGGCTGCTGGGGGTCAAGCCGAACTCCTGCTGGAGTCGCAGCAGGTCTTTGGCGAACGACCGCTCGGCTGTCGCCCATGAGTGCGGCTGCGACCACTTGATGCGAAGCCGACCGTCCGTGCGTGTTGGGTCAATCTCCGTCTGCACATTGTCACGCCCCATCTGCTCGCACTTCTCTTTGGTACGCATCCAGTTCGCCCACGTGGTGCAGTAGATGATCCATGCGTCAACGTCGGCCTCAGTGAACACCCGCATACGCCGCAGCGTCGGCACCGACCGGTTCCACTTCTTGACGGCAAGCGGATCACCTGCAATCTCCTCGGGCGGCTCAAAGTTCTCCAGCAGTTCCGGCGTCGGCTCCGCTGTGTTCAGCGGCTCCTTGCTCGGATTGCCGCGCATGTATTTGAGGATCGAAGGTGCTGGGGCGGGGCCACGTTTTCCCATGCGGTGTGTCTCCTTACTCGCAGCGTATCTCGCCAGTGGTTCGGATGGAACCGATCTTGTTGGCGGATGTTCCATCAACGATGGTCCTGTTGATCATCGGGTGATCGTCGTCGTTCGGCCCGGTGTCCGAATCTGGATGCCACGCGATCACATCCATCGTCTCCTCGTAGGTGAAGAAACTGTGCGGCGTGTCCTCTGGCAGCAGCCACAGCATTCCCGGCTTGAGATCGAAGTCGCCGGTAGGCGTCTTGCACACTCCGCTCCCGCGAGCCACCACGCCGATGCGAATGCTCGGGTGCGTGTGCATCGTTTGCGAAATGTTCTTGGGGAAATGCAGGAAGTTGAGGCACGGCTCGCCAAGTCGCGGCGGGCAGATCAGCAGCGTGTCCGAGCAGCCGTCGATGTACCGCAGCCTGCCGCGATCCTCAATGGGACCGCCGATGGAGAAC